TTTAAACTTAATACTGTAGGTCAGCAAGGTCAAATACAGAGTGGTAATGATGTAGAAGATTTTGCATGCTCATATAATAGGCAGATAACACTTCTTCACGGTGGAGAAGGTTGGGTTACAGGTGATACTGTAAGAGTGACTATGGATCAAGCAAAAGGTCGTTCGATTGAGTTTGACGGATCTACTGGTATAAACAACGGCGTCTCAACAAGGGGTCGAGATCCAGCTACATATACAATAGAAGTAATAGAACATGAAACCATTATAGTAAAAGCTAATCTAAAACTTGTACGTCCAGAGCCTACACCATTCGATTCTGATACAGCAGTAAGTGCTGACCAAGTATTAGGTGGTATTCTAGCAGAATTACCAGCCGGCATCAGTGGTACTATTATAGGTAATGGTATATACTTATCTAGCAATAACTCATTTAACTGTGAAATTGTAGAAGATGACTTAATGCGTAGTATGGGTGCAGCAGTTAACGATGTTACTTTACTACCTAAACAATGTAGACATGGGTATATAGTCAAGATAGCTAACGCTAGAATATCAGAGGAGGATGATTACTACCTACGATTTGAGGGTCTTAACGATCAGGATGGTACAGGCTCATGGACAGAATGTGCCAAGCCGGGGATAGCTAAAAGTTTTACTAATATGCCGCTAGTCATACAGAGAACAGCTCTAGCTAACGGTGGTACAAATAGTGAAATAGCTACATTTACTATTAAGCAGTTTACATATGCCGATAGAGAAGTAGGTGATGACCTTAGTAATAAATTTCCTACATTTTTAAATAAACGAATTAACAAAGTATTATTCTTTCGTAACAGGCTAGCATTTTTAGCTGGAGAAAACGTAATACTGTCTAGACCGGGTACTGTTGGTACACCTGACTTTTTTGCAGAAACAGCATTAACAGTTAGTGCTAATGACCCGATTGATATATCTTGTTCATCTACATTTCCATCAGAACTGTTTGATGGTATAGATATTAACTCAGGTCTTGTAGTATTTAGTACAAACCAACAGTTTTTGTTATCATCTGATGACACAGTATTAAACCCTGATACAGCTAAATTACGTAGCTTATCTACATTTAACTATAACAAAGATATACCTCCTGTATCACTAGGTACAACTATAGCCTATATTGATAACTCTGGTAAGTTTAGTCGATTCAATGAAATGGCTAACATAGCTAGAGAAGGAGAACCAAACGTAGTAAATCAAAGTCAGGTAGTACCTACATTGTTACCTAAAAACATAGACTTGTTTACTAACTCACGTGAAAACAACCTAGTTATAATGGGTAAAACTGACTCTGACACAGTGCAGGGTTTTAGATACCTTAACGTAGGTGATAAACGTCAGCAATCAGCATGGTTTAAATGGAAGTTTAATAATCCATTACTATATCACTTTATTATAAACGACGAGTATTACTTTTTAGATACTGATAAGTTTTTACAAAGCGTAAGACTGGTACAAACAGAATCAGATCCAGCTATAATTCAAGATAATGTAGATTTTTTATTACATGTAGATAATCATACAACCATCAGTGGTGGTAGTTTTAGTGCATCTACAAACCTAACTACATTTAGTAGTGTTAGTTGGCTACCTAGTGTAACCACACCTAACTACGATTTAGTTGTTATAGATACTAATACTAACTCTGCACGTGTAGGTAGATATGGTAAGCCGACATTTACAGGTACAACTAGCTTTACTTTACCGGGAGACTGGTCTAGTGCAACGTTAACAATAGGATACCTATACGAGTACAGCGTAGCATTTCCTACTTTCTATCTTTCACGACAGCAAGGTGAATCTACCAGAGCTGATGTTAACTCATCTCTTGTAGTTCACAGAGTCAAGTTTCACTTCGGTAAGATAGGTCTATATGAAACTACTCTTTCACGTATCGGTAAAACTGACTATACAGAAGTATATGAATCTACAGAGCTAGATGAGTATGATGCGTCAGATGCACCCTACCTAGAAGAGTTTATAAAAACTGTGCCGGTATATGAAAAGAATACCAACGTAGATATTACACTTAAATCAAGTCACCCAGCACCATCCACGCTACGAGCTATGTCATGGGAGGGAGACTACTCACCCAAATATTACAGACGTGTCTAAATTAGAACAATACGTACACCCAATTACAGAGGAGGCTGCCAAAGAGGTGGCCTCTCACCTACGCCCAGATGACCTCAGAGAGGTCGTAGAAGGCCATGGGCTAGATCCTATGGACGAGCTACTACGAGTGGCTAGGATTGGCTCTGCTGTGTATTTCACAGTACCAGACGGCAAGACTGCCGGACTAGCAGGAGTCGGAGAAGGTGGTGAAATATGGATGCTATGCACTCCAGCTATTCATGACTTTCCAATTACATTTGCAAGAGAAGCTAAACGGTGGGTCGATAGCCGTACTGAGCCTTTATTGTGGAACATAGTAGACTGTAGAAATACAGTACATTTAAAATTACTCAAATTTTTAGGCTTCAAGTTTTTACGTAAGTTTAAACATGGACCAAACAATTTATACTTTATAGAATTTTGCCGTGTGTGCACCAGATCCTAATGCGGGTAGGCGTGAAGCAGCCCGAGTCGAAAATAATAGACGACATGCTGAATTTAGAGCTGACTCTATTAAACAATGGAACAAAGAATCTAGCTTTAAAGATAACATAACAATGATTCGTGGCTTAGGCAAGTCACGTGATTTAGCTGACTTTCAAGAGTTTACTAAAAACGCTGAAGGTCAAGCCTTGTTAGGTAAAGAAAACTTAGCTAGACAATATTTCCAAAATCAAAAAACAAACGAAGGTGGTAGATCAACTCGTTTCGGTGGCAAAGCATCATCTGATTATTTTGCTAAGATTGCAAAGATAGACAGAAAAATGTATCAACTAGCTACTGTAGGTGAGTCTAAGATTCAAACTAAAATAGGTAGAAGACAGGATGCCATGATTAAACAGCAACATGCTAACTTAGGCATGGGGCCACAGTTTGGTATGCCGACTATGTTGCCTCCTAAAGATAGAGCTGGTCAGTTAATGAACAGTCTAAGCTTTGGTATGAATATGGCTACTGGAATTATGGGACTAGCTAGTGATGCTAGACTAAAAGATAATATTAAAAAGATAGGTCAATCCATTGATGGATACAATATATACAAATTTAGATATCTTGATTCTACCAAAGAATACATAGGTGTTATGGCTCAAGAAGTACAGGCTAAAAAACCAGAAGCTGTTGTTAAATTAAACAATGGCTTTTACGGTGTATATTATGATCTTATAGACGTCGACTTTAAGGAGGTAGCGTAGTGGATTCAAACATGTTTAATACAGCTGACACTAACTACATGGAGATAGATCCTAAAGGTGACATGGGTTTAGCTGCTAATAAAGGTATTACTGATGTTGTTGCTAAAAACAATAGGCAGTATAACCTTAATGCTCAAACAGCCGTTGCGTTAGCTAATCAGAAAAGTCAAAACTTTATGAAGCTGGGACAGCTAGTAAGCCAGATAGGTGACTTTAAAGGTAAAGTCGACGCTTATAATGCAGATAAAGACAAGCTTAATGCTATTAAAAAGTCTGCGGAAAAAAGTCAAGAAGCAATAAAAAATCAAAACCAAAAGCTGCAAGATATAAGCATTGAACAGAACAAGGATTTATTTAATCCAAGTAATGAAACTAATGTTAATTTTAAAAAAGCAAACCAATTAGCTTTATCAGATCCAGCTACTAAAGCTTTATCTATAGAAAGTAATGCAGCTTATACAGAAGGTATGCAGTTAGCATTTAAGGCTGACGAGGACTACAAAGTTACTAGCAGCATAGATGCCGGACTAGAAGGCATAGCGTTATATCAAACATTAGGTGTTCCTGACTTTGAAACAAAAGGTGCTGCTACAGTCGATGCTCTTGGTAAAAACTATCAAGGTTACTTATCTGCTAATCAGGACTTTAAAGTGCCAACAGAGTATGGTATGATAAGCTTGATGGACGCTAAAGCATCTGGTCAGATAGGACAACTTGATGCAGTCAAGGCTTTTCATGAAGGAGCCTTCTATCATACTGCTGGTGTTTTTGGTGGCAAAAATAAACTTAGTAATGCAAACATACTTAAGCTATTAAAATCTACACAAAACACAGATAAGATAGAGCGTACACAGTTTGTTAACGAAACATTTGCTCAGGCTAAGAAAGACTACGAAACTAAACGACAGTCAGACTTTGCATCTGCTGCTAAAGTAAACCCTAAAGAAGCTTTATTTGGTACTGATGGAGATCCTCTGTCTGGATCAATAGCTAAACTACAAAAGCTTACAGGTAGTAAAGATACAACTAAAGCATTAGAAACTATCTACGCAGACATAGCTGTACTAACTGAAAAGCGTGAACTTACATCAAAAGATTTAGCAGCTATATCTAATATAAACGGTATATCAGCACGTGACGGTTCGGGTAATAAAACATTACAAGAACTATTCCCGGGCTTTCATGCTAAAATAGAAGGATTAGCTGGTAGACAGTTACGAGTAGAAACACAAGAGAAAGAAGCTAAAAATATAGCAGCAGTAAATGAGGTTGTAGATGCATCAATAGCAACTCTAGACCAGACAGATGCTGGTGCAACTGAAGTACATTTAAAAGCTGAAATACAAAACGCTAAAGAACTTTTAAGAAACAAAGGTATAGACGTGTCTAAAGATGGTAACTACTATAGACACTTTAATCGTCTCAATAACTATCATACAAAAGATGATCAAGTTGATGATGCAACAATTCCTATGATTGACCATGCTATACTTAACAAAGAATTTCCCACTGCTAAAGCGTTAATTAAAACTCTTAATGACCCTAAAGTAGCAGAAGAAAAAACTAAAGAATTAAAAGGCTTTGATGTCTTTGAAAAAAATAAAGAAGCTTATAAAGCTGGTAAGAAAACATTAACTGATTACATAGATACTAACACAGGTATTACAAATACTACTGCTACAGGAAATATTAAAAATAGTGTAATTTCTACTAATGCTGTAGAACACTATGATGAGCAAATCTTAGAGCTAGTTAAAAAAGGTGTACCATTTAAACGTGCCCAACAAGACGCCTTTGAGTTTATAAAAGATAGACTTGATGGAGAAAAAGTAACAGGTGGTAAACCTGAAAGAGGTGCTGGTGTTAAAACTAAAGCCGGTGTTAATTTAAACTTTGGTGAGTATTACCTAAAAGGTGGTGCTGGTGCGTATGAAGGTAGTAGAGAGTATAATACATCTCTTGCTGCATACAAAGCTAGTGTTGCTCTTAAAGATCCTAACACTAAAAATGACTGGTTATCAAATCCTAATGTACATGACTTTGAACCTGTACAAGACTTGCTAGAGTATACAAACGGTGGTAAAATACCAATGTACTACATAGAAGCTAGTAAAGATTTAAGGTTTACTACAGCTCATGACTTAATGAACAAACGACTAGAGGCACTAGGTTACACTGAAGAAAAAGGTCGGTTAAGAGCTGACGTTATGAATGATATGCCTAACTCACTTGTTAAAAAACTACTTAGCTATATGCCAAGTGCGACTAAAACTGGTCGAAGTATATATGAAATGGACCCAAACGGCAAAAATAGTTTTTTTGAAAATTATCTAACTAAAACTAGAAACGCACAGTTTGGTAATGTATCAGCTACAAATAAAGCAAAATTAGACTTTGAAAATATACCTATAAATCAGACCTTAAATGCAGCTGTTAATGATGGCTACGGGTTTAATGGTTTTGGTAGATATAAAATCCTACCTTCAGATATACGAAAACTAGAACAAATATCTGGTTTAGATTTTAACGTAGATACACTAAATGAAACTAATCAAAAACTTTTAATGACTGCACAAGCAATGCACACCTCTGGACTAAATAACTATTTTAGTACTGGTAGAATAGACATGGGCAGCCTTAACGAACTCGATATGGTTGGTGTCTATGATGATAAAGATGTACATAATCAACCATTTATGTCTACACCAGCTCTTATAGATGAGTTCTGGTTTAGTGATACGGTTGATATGATAGACTACGGAGAAAGATAATGGAACCAGATCAGATAAATATAGATCAACTTGTTAATTCACTTCCAGAAGACGATGGTACATCAGCTGAGGTTTTATCACCAGAACAAATTGTATCAGAAAATGCAGCTGTCGATGAAGCACAGGTTGCATACGAACAAGAGATAGATCAAGAAGCATCCGAAGATCCTAGAGACAAAGAAAACTGGGGTGTTAGAGGACTTGTCAAAGAAGCCGGTTCTATTATATCAGGTGGTATACAAGACACCATGTCTTCTATTAGCACATTCCCAGAGCGTACAGTAGATGCGTTGTCTGGTGAAATGCAGAGAGAGAAAGAAGAAAAAGGTTATTATCAGCCAGAGTTTGACCCATTCACTGGTGGCGGTAATCCGATTATTACTAAAACATGGTGGGGTAAACTAGCAAGAGGAGTTGTACATTTCGGTACACTTGCAGGGGCATCAGTCTTAGCAGCCAAAGGTGCTGTTGCAGCAGGCATACCATTAGCTGGTACAGCCGCTGCTAAATTGTTAGGTGCTCCTAGCTTAGTACGTGCCGCTGGTATTGGTGCTGTGTCTGACCTTATTTCAAAAGAGTCAGACGGGCACAATGCTTTAGGCTCATTACGTGACCACTATGGCTGGGCAGATACTCCAATAAGTACTAAGGACTATGACCATCCTATTATGATGAAAGTAAAAAACATCGTAGAAGGTATGGGTATCGGTCTTGTATTTGATGGAGCTACCATGCTTATAGGTAAGGGTGCACGTGGTGCTAAAACTAAAATAGGCAATCGTCAAAACAGTATAGATACACAGAAGCTAGCCAAAGGTTTAGAAGAACTCAGATCGAACGAATCAAGATTTAGAGCTAGTAAAAATGCTATGCTTGCAGAAGCACAACAGGGTGCACCTTTATCTAAAGATGATCCATATGATATATGGGAAATGCAGAAGAAGGTGCGTGAAAACTGGGGAGCTGAAGAAGGTGCAGCTGGTAATCCAATAACTAATGTACAAAGAACTAGAGCAGCTGAAAATGCTGGAGTAACAGAAGAAGTAGTAGACGAAGTATTACGTAATTTATACAGTAATAACAAGTATCAGGGTATTATTGACGAGGTTAGACGTAACAGACTATCTTTGGTTGATGTCTTTGGAGACGCTATAGCAGCACACCAACGTATTACACTTGGTAGAAATGCAGCTGACATGTCGCCACAAGAGTACTTAGAAGAAATACTAAGAGCTACTGACGCATACTCTATGACTGACATAGATGGTAACGTTGTAGATAGCGTTCAGACCATTACAAGTAAATATGTTGTTGTAGCAGACATGGTTGTTGGTACATTATTACAACAAGTACGTGACTTAGGTATCGCTGGTAGAGAGTTAAAAGACTTTGTAGACCTTGCAGATACCGATGGTCCACTAGAAGCTATACGTGATACTATATTTGTAGCTATGACTGAAGTTAAAAAGGCTAGAATTATAAAGTCACAGAACTTTAGAGAGCTAGGTGCTGGCGTAAAACGTAACTATCTGACTAAAACTTTAACAAAAGAAATGGCTGATACACGTGAATCCATACAAACTATACTAGATATAGCTGATGGTAGCGATGACAGCGATTTACTTATGGCATTATTTGAGGCTTTCTCTTCTATGCAAACAGTCAACAGTCTAGATGACTTTGACGCATGGGCTAGAAAGATGATAAAAGGTGGTGAGATAGAAGGTAAGGCACAGGCTGGTGCGTTAATAAGAGAACTACAGGGTGTTATGACACATAGTGTTCTAAGCTCTCCTAAAACACCATTACGTGCTATCATTGGTACAGCTACTCATACCTTCCTACGTCCTATGAACCAGACTTTAGGTGGTGTAATTCGTTACCCATTTACTGGAGACACTAGAACTATACGTACAGGTCTTGCGTCTATGAACGCTATGATGGAAGCTATACCAGAATCTTTTGAGCTATTTAAAACAAGGCTTAACTCATACTGGTCAGGAGATCTATCTACAATAAAAACCAGATTCTCTGAGTATACACAAGGCGATAATAACTGGGAAATATTACGTAGATGGGCTGAAAGTGACCGTGCTACCGCTGGTGATAAAGCAGCTTTTAGAATGGCTAACATGGCTCGTTCTATGAACGGTAATAATATGCTTACATATTCTACAAAAGTTATGGCTGCAACTGACGATGCGTTTGCACATATACTTGGTAGGATTAGAATGAGAGAAAAAGCTCTTATATCTGCTATGGACCAGATGGCTGGTGGTAAAATAAAATCATTTGATAATATATCTCCACAACTTATACGATCATACGAAGACTTTTTTTATCGTGATATTTTTGATGCTGACGGTAACTTAACTGATAAAGCAGCACAGTTTGCACGTAAAGAAGTTACACTTACACAAGATCTAAAAGGATTTGCAGCAAACCTAAACTCTGTATTCCAACAGAACCCTTGGGCTAAACCTTTCTTTTTATTTGCTAGAACAGGTGTAAACGGATTAAAACTTACAGCTAAACATACACCCGGATTTAACTTCTTAGTCAAAGAGTTTAACGACATAGCGTTTGCTAGACCCGGAGATAACTTAGAAGCATTAGCTCAGTATGGTATTTACAGTCCACAAGATCTTATCAACGCTAAAGCACTACAAACAGGTAGATTGGCGATGGGCTCTAGTTTAGTCAGCATGGCTACATGGGCATGGATGACAGGTAGAATGACAGGTAACGGACCAGTAGATAGACAAAAACGTGGACAATGGCTAGATGGTGGCTACCAACAACGCATGATTTATTTTGGTGACGTTGGTGTTAACTACGATTCGTTTGAACCGTTTAACCAGATTATGTCTATGATAGCCGACATAGGTGACGCAAGTTTACTTATGGGCGAAGAGTGGACAGAAGATAACTTATTAAAAGTATCCTTATTACTATCTCAAGGTGTAACAAGTAAATCATATTTAGCAGGCTTACAGTCATTTGCTGACTTGTTCGGTGGAAAACCGGGTCAAGCTAGTAGAATTGTAGCAAGTTTTGCTAACAACCAATTACCACTTGCTGGTATACGTAATGATTTAGGTAAAATATTTACACCACATACAAGAGAACTTAACTCTGGTATTATTGACTCCGTACGTAACCGTAACCTGTTAAGCGAAAATTTAACTGGTAGACCTTTACCTACAAAATATGACTTACTTAATGGTAGACCTATTAAGATGCACGACTTTATAACAAGAGCATACAACTCATTTATTCCTATAAACTTTAACTTAACACCTAGTTTAGGCAGAGAGTTTCTATTTAGAAGTGGATATGACCTACGTTTATCAGTATTGTTTTCTCCTAATGGTGATGACCTAACTGATAGCCCTGAGTTACGTTCTAAGTTTCAGCGTGAAATAGGTCAAGAAGGACTTGAAGTATTACTTAGCAGACTTGCTAAAGATCCTAAAATTATAGCATCACTAGACTTAATGTACAATGATATAGATTCTGGCAGAAGGTCAGAGTTTGATCCTAAAGACTACTACCACAATATAATGATAGGTCGACTATTTGATTCAGCTCGTAAAGCTGCGTGGAATAGAGTTTTACAAGATGAAGGTGCTGTTTTACTTGCTCAAGAGCGTGCAGACAAAAAACTTAGAAAACAACTTAAGAAAGAAGAAAGTGCAAATATAACAAGTTCGCAAAACATCCTCAACATTTATAAATAATGGCAACAACATTCGTAGATTACACTGGGGATGGAAACGCAACTAAGTCGTTTTCTTTCCCTTCTATAAAAGAAGCTGATATTAAAGTTA